TATTTATCTCAGGATTAGCAACGCCACTTGCAAATTCAACTCCAAGATTAATTTCTTGATTACCAGTTGTGTATGTGGAACCACTAAAGTCTTCTACAGATGCGTCTGATGGTCCTCCAGATGCAAAGGCAATAGATGCATCTCCAGTAAATGGTACCACTTTAGATTCAGTAGTAACATTAGCATAATCTGTTTGATCTGCATCATTACCAAAATATAATGATCTATCCTGATAATATTTTATAACTCCAGTAATTTGGTCATAAGATGCCAAATACCCTTTTGATGTACCATCAGTATTAGCTTGTGTAATAGTAGATCCAATTGAAACATTATCACGCAAATCATCAGAAGGTGTCAGTTTAATAGCACCCAATGAAGAATACTCACTTCCAGTATATATTATATTTTTTGATGAGTATGTGGAAGGATTTTTTATAATTCCTACTTGTGAGAATTTTGCATCAGTTGGAAAATCTTTAGTGGAATCATCAAATCGAGCATAAACTAATACTTTATCAGCTCCAAGTTCTTGATATATGTCATATCCATGACCTCTAGATGGAGGTATAATAGGTATTAATTTTGCAAAATTATTAGCTTTATTCTGAGGTTGTAATGGTCCTAAATCAACTATACCATATGTATATCCAGATCCACCAGCAGTAACTGTAGTAGAATTAATTTTTCCAGAAGAATCAGTTGTAACTAATACTTTAGCACCACTTCCATCACCAAGTATATTACATGTCTCACTATCATTTGTATTATATTCATTCCCTTGATCGGCAATATATACAGTTTTAATTTGATTAAAGTTTACTTCAGAATCTCCTGATTCTCTAACATTTTGAATCTGAGAATTGGATGTAGTAGCCCAATCATTAGGAACAACAATATATTCTGTAGAATCAAATTTTACAATATCACTTGGATTGACTGTAAATAGATATTTCCAAATATATCCATCATTACTTGTACCAGCAGCAGATGGTTCCAAATCTGTAAATGTTGGTTCGTCTTGAGAGTTGCCAACAGTTGTGGTCAAATCTGAACCATTATCAATACAAATATAAACATTATAATCACTATTAATTACATAATAATTTGAATCATATAATCTACCACTCTTAGTAACTTCTGATTTATTTGAAGAACTATAATCATGCCTATACATGTCATATGGAGTATTAGTAGTCCATTGAACTTTTCTTATAACTCTTCTAATATTTTTACTATTAATACGTTTACCAAAAAGAGACGTATCTCTATATTGGTATTCATATTGAAAATTATCAGTTGGTTCTAAAGGCCACTTATCGGATGTAGTTCTACCAAATCCAGGTTCTGGACTAGATGGATTACTAAAACCCAAAAATACATAATAAGAATTATTAGTATCTAATACAGAATTTATGAAATTTTCTGCGTTAAATATTCTAAATTGATCTGTAACGACGGCCGACATATTAATAGTTTTTTAGATATTTATAAGAGATAATTAAGATTTCTCAATTGCACCAGTATCTCTAATACCAGTACCCCTTCTTTGAATGGTTGGGAAGGTAGTTAATCCAGCATCTACAGTAAGACCACTAACACCAATTGATACTGGATTTGATGACCTTGATACAGTTGCTAATCTACCCCAACTAAATGTTCCTACTGGTTTCGCAGTACTTCCTGTAGTACCAAATCCAACAAATTTGGTATCATTAACGATATTGCATGTAATAATACCAGTAGTACCATCAGTATAAATTTGAGCAACTCTATAGATATTATCCATAAAGGTGGTTCCAATACCAACAGTACCAATACCAGAATTATAAAGAGTAGTTACTCCTGTTCCAACCTGCGTATTTGATATTACTATTGGATATCCTGCTAATAAAGTATTACCAGTCCAATTACCAGCAACTGAATCCAGATGTATCTTAAGTGCTAATGTAGCACTTCCTACACCAGCAGTAGTTCCAATACCAGTAACAATACCAGTAAATCCTTGAACAACATCTATAGATGAAATATTTTCATCTTTAAATGATGGGAATGGAGCTAAAACTTTAGGTGGATTTGTAGATGTGTATCCAAATCCTTGAGAATTGATTTCTGTATCAGTAATAACACCATTAGTTATAGTTGCTGTTGCTGTAGCCGTAGATGCTATACCAACAGTTCCATCTCCTAAAAGATATGTGCTAATACCTACTGGAGGGATAGCAACAGTAATTGAAGTTGTTGCCCCAGTGTATCCACTTCCTCCACTAACAATACTCAAAGAGGAAATTGTACCTGCAATAGAAACATTAGCAGTTAAAGCAGCAGCCACAGGAGTAATACTATTATCAACAATAATTGAATTAAAGTCTAATGATCCTTCAGCTTCATAATTAAAGAGTTCAGAATTATCAACAAAAATTTCAGTATCACCAGTACGTATAGGACTAATAACCTTTGCTGTTGGGAATATTAAAGGTTCTATAGACTGTCTTGACTTATAAACAAGATTACCATCTATAACCTTCTCAACTTTTTGTTTAGTCCAATTTATGTGTCTTGATTCACTATTAATACCAAGACCATAGTATATTTCAGTTTCAACTGATTTAGATGAAGCAATCATAGAAACTGTTCTAGAATCTTGTTCTTCACCTTCATCATTTTTAGTTAATTGAACAATATCACCCTCTTCTATTGATGGTGTAATATTTGTAACCAATTGTGTATCAGAACCAGAAGTACCTTTATAGAAGAATACTGCTATATCATTCTCTGGTTTTGGTGGTTCAGTAAATATAAAGGTTGTACCACCTTCAAATAGATAAGAACTACCTGGTTCTTGAACAACTCCATCAACAATAATCAATAATGCATTAGAAAGATTGAGATGTTTATAATCACCACTATTATCTACCTCAAAACTTAAGAGATCACCTTGATATCTCAATTCAAATCTTCTCTTAGATCCATCTTGCTGTTCTTTAATATTGTCAATATAATCAAATTCTCCAAATTGCCAAGCAGAAAATCTATCAGTAAATGTATCAACAACCGTAAATTCTATTTGATTTATTGGTTCTGATAAATTCCTATCAGTAACCAATCCAACAGGTTTAAATACATCTCCAGGTTGGAATGAATACCCATCTCTAGCAATTTGCCATCTTGTAGCACCAAAATAACTAGAACCTATACCAACTTCAGAATCTACCTCAATATTAACCAGCATACCAATTCCAGTATCAGTGGTAGCTCCAATTCCTCTCCTTGATACTCCAGTAACACTAAGATTCGAATATGATGGTTCAGAAATTACTAATTGTGGATTATTATAAGTTTTACCAGCACCAGCAAGAGTGAATGCTAATGTTCCACCAGCACCTACAGTAGCAGTAACATTACCACCAGAACCAACACTAGATCCAACATTAAATGTAATTGAATTTGTATCATAAGATTCAATATCAAGCAATACACCTGCTTTAGGATCAGTTGCTCTAGGGTATCCATGCTCAGTTTTATAATCATCCTTAGAACATGTGAACACTAAAGATTCTGTTCTAAGTCCGACAACATTTGAATCTGTTAATCCATGAGCAGGTATGGTTAATGTTAACTGACCACTATAAGGTTCATAGATCGCATCAGTAGCAGTTTTTGCTATTCCAGAGAAGTTAGTAACATATAAACTTGTACCACTAGAACCAACAAATTTATGAGTGTATGCTACGTCTGAAACGCCTATAGAAACGGTATCAGGACGGTATCCTGAACCAAATGATGCATTACCATACCAAGGCATTACATCACCGCCACCGACGTATGTATGGGGTATAGTGCTTGTTCCTACATTAGTGGTGAATCTATAAGTAGCAGATTTTCCAACATTTACTGAAAATGATGTTGCACTAATTAATGTAATAGGTAAATTTTGTCCAGAAGCAGGGTCACTTGCTCTTGGATATGAATGGGTAGTGCTGTGATTATCTCTATCACAAGTAAACGTTATAGCATTGTTTGCAATTGTTACATTAGATCCATTAGCAATACCATGAGCACTAGCAAATGTCAATGTTAATACTCCACTTGTTGGGCTATATGTTGCTCCATTAGGTGTTAAATTTGTATTAACACCATTAGTAACAGCACTTGCGAACTTATGCACATAATCACCAGGAGTAGTTCTTAAAATTGGATAACTTAAATGTGTACTACCAAGACCTACTGGTTCTTCTGGGAAGAATGTTGTTGTTACACCAGCATGTGCTGTAGCACAACTAAATTCAAGTCTATGTAATTTAACTTCTTGAACAATACCAGATTCAAATCTATGGTCACCTTCTGTTGTAATATCCAGTACACCAGTAGTATTGTAATATGTTGCTGTAGTAATAGCAATAGGTTGTCCTGTAGCAGCAACTCCAACAATCTTATTGATAGCACCATTAGCATCTGTTTCAAGATAAGCTTTTGCTGGTACTAACGGAGCATAACCTAAACCTGGAGTAGAACCCAAACTTACTATTACACCACCTCTTGGTAATTGATTCTCATTAATATCAGATTCATTTATAACAACAGGGTCACCAAAGACGGTTGCTATTCCTGTAAACATGATACTAGTAGTTACACCAGTTTCATTACCTTCCAAAATTTCATAATTATTTTGTTGGTTATTATCTGTAGATGGTCTTTGATAAATGTTGTTTATTAATACTAATCCATTACCACCAGTACTTCCCATACCAACAGCATTGGTTCCATTAATTTTTAAATCAAAGTTTGTTGATATTCCTGTAAATTCATGTGATATATCATCGTAAATATCATTTGAACTATAATCATTTCTTAAATAAACTCTACCACTGAATTGAGATGTTGGGAAATCCAAATTACCAGCTGTTTTTGATATTTGAGGATTACCTCTTGGAGGAGCAGTGAAATGAACTTCATCACCCACAATATTATATGAACCTCTATAAACTTGTAAAGTTGCAGTATCTAAATGTGTTGTAGCAGATGTTCCAACAAAACCTCTCTCAACTTGAATCAAATTACTATTACCGACACCAGTAATTGGTCCAATATTAGTAGATCCAATACCAATATTTGTAATATTCATATACTCATTATCAATCTTTATTACATCACCAGATGAAATTGAAGATATTCCACTTACATGGAAAATTGTTCTGTCTGTACTAATACCAGTACCACCAAGAACTGTATCTACATTACTTGTTATATTATAACTGATTGGTGTAAATGCTAATGGTGATTGAATAATATTATCAACAATTAAAATAGATTTTGTATTACTCTTAGCCATTGCAAATTCATGGGCATTTCCTTCGCCTGGTGACATAAAGGTAACCGCAGTTCCTGCATTAGCTAAAGTTCTTGTAGTTGCTATTGAAAATGTGTCTGATGACTCTCTAATAGCAAATACACTTGATGGTAATATGTGAGTACCAGCAGCACTCTTATATTGCATAGCAGTGCTTCCAATACCAACAAAAGATGATTTTGGTGTGTAAATTAATTCTTCACCAGTTCTGAAGAAATGGTCTTTAATTGTAATTAATCCAGTTGTATGACTAACTATACCTACAGAAGCAGTAGGATTAAAGGTTTTAGCAAAAATTGGTGTTTTATTTGATGATAATATAAAATTAGTTCTATTAATACGATCACCATTAATGGAATTGTAGAATGATAAACCAATATCTTCTCTTGATTTTCCATATACAAAATCAGTTGTATCATCTATATTAAGAGTATCATTTTTATTATATAATGATAATGTTAATGATGCTACTTGAATATCGGTAGATGTATATGCCGTATCTGGATAGAATTTTAAGATATAATCATCAGAATCAAATTGACCACCAAAAGTACCAATTCCAGATACTAAATCAGATACTTGTGTATCACCAACTGAAAGGAATGGTAGTTGTTGAATATTAACATCAGTTTTGTTATGATTAATAATCACCTGATGAAGTGCTTTAGTTGAACCAGCACTAACTTCAATTAAAGATTTTGACGTGTTAAATAAAGATTTATTAAAAGCAAAACATTCTGTTGTTCCTGCACCACTCACATATTGTGATTGATATGTTGCAGTTCTTTCAGATCCATCAGTTTGATTAGGTGCTTTAAACCTATAAGTTCCAGTAGCAACACCTTCATTATATGTTGTTGTAGTTCCAATTCCAACTGCACTTGTTTTAATCTCTATTATATCCTCCAAATCATTTTGATAGTCTAATGAGAATATATCACCAACAATATTTCCAGTAAATGAACCCATTAATTCATTGGAATATCCTTCCGTTTGGTTATGAGTATCAATGAAATATTCAGACTTATAAGTATTTGTTTCATCATGTGTTAGATATATTTCAACATAATTCATTTCATTTGTTGTCTTATTAATCACCTGATTCTTTGTATAAAGAGATTTAATATGTCCCTTATCAACTGATATAATAGATGTAGTTGTTATTCCACTTGTATCAGGAAGAGCTGTGGTAGCAATACCAACAGTTCCAATCTTATCAATAAATCCAATAGAATGTGTTCCAATACCATTTGTAGAATCTATAGTATTTCTAATATATTTTAAATCATAATCATAATCAAATCCATCAGGTAATGGAGTAAATCTAACATATGCATTACCATCATCATTATCAAATACACCAAAGGTTCCTATAGAAGTATCATCCTCCAAAAATTCCCTCTTTAATAGTACAGAATCTTTCCCATTGTTTAATATAACAAGACTACTTGATTGTATATCTGTATTATCTGGATTGGTGACTCTAAAGAATATATCATCAAAAGTAATCTTGGTTGACAATTCTAAATCAAGAATATCCAAGTATTGTTGTGGAGAATCTTCAAGATTTGAAAACTGATGATTTATATCATCAATTTCTAAGACTTCATTACTCTTAGCAAGATAATAATCACTTAAACGTTTAGTTTCTAATTGTATAAATTTAGATGTTATATTATTTGGTGATAAATCAATTGCACTATCAAAGTTATAGATCGTATCAACTCTATTATGTTCGATGATATCCTTTATTACAATAGTTTCATCTGAACTTGAAATTCCTACTACTGTATTGGAACTAATACCAACATCTGCAAAATTCTTTAATCCACTTGTATGAAGTAATGCAGTTACAGGACTTCTTAATTCATCATATCCCTTAGAACTTTTAACTGTATATGATAAATTTTGATAATAATCATTATTAGGAACTACCTGATTATCTAAATCTAATTTTCCAATATCATCAGACCATCCAATATCCTTTTCGGTAGAAAAATCAACAGTATATCTTCCAAAATTATCTTTAGTACTTTCAATTTCTGCAATACATCCTGATAAACTACCAGTAATAATATCACCAACAGATAATATATCATTACCAAATACCTTTATTAAGTTGTTTCTAAACTCTATAATGTTTAACTTCAATTGAAGATTATTGCGAATTAAACTTTCACCAACTACAAATTTATCTGCCTCTTGAATTATACTAAATGTTGGATAATTTTTTCTGTTTACAATTGTAGCTAATGATTGTTGATCAGTAGCTGCTATTCCAGTATTAGTTGATATACCAACTAAATCAATTTCAACTGCATGGTCTACTGTAAGATCATTATACTTTATAACCTTTCCAAACTTATATCCATAATCAGTACTATTAAAACCAGATCCAGCTGAACCAACACGAGTAACTCCTTCTATAAAGACTTCATCACCAACTTTAAATGGATATGTGCCAATACCACTGGTATTGTAATTAAGATAGCATGTAAAAATACCAGTATTATTAGACATCATAGTCTTAATACCAACACCATTATCATTATCAACTGCAAATAATTCTACAGGTTGATCTGGTAATCCATGTGGTTTTGATACAATTTCAATATCAGCAATAGAAGACCCAACTACACTTGGTATTAATGCTCCAGTATTAATTTTTTCTCTGGTATTAGGATTAACAATATCAATTCTAGGTGCCTTAATATAATTGCTACCACCATCAGTAATAGTAATAATACCAATAGTATTAGAATTATTGATGACTATAGTGGGAGATATATCTAACTCTGGACTTAATGTTGTATCTGAAGAATACTCAAATCCTTCATTAATGACTCTTACTTTATTAACATTACCAATAATCTCAGATTCAGCAACTATAAGTGCTCCTTGACCCTCTGAAGAAGAAGATCCTACAAAATTAGGTAATTTTTTATATCCATAACCACCAGAATTAATTTTAACTCTATCAACCCCACCCTTTGTAGTCAAAGAAGTTGTTGTATAAACTAATGATTCACATTCACCAGCTGTATATGATGTCTTTACTGGAAGATTATCTAAAACAATATTAAATTCAGTACCAGCAGCACCAACAACACTGTATCTTCCATCATAAAGATTATTTACAAATGATATTTCAGAATAGTTATCAACTTGAACATCAGATGTGCTAATAAAACCAGATTTTGTTAAGGAATAATATAAGTTTTGTGGTAATGACTTATCATAGTTAAGTGTAACGGTAGCAGTAGTTCCTACACCTACTGTACCAACTCCAATAACACTAATATTACTGGTTGTTCCAGTAGAAACAAATTCATTGTTGAATTCCTTATCATAATACAATTTTAAGTCATATCCTTCTAATGATGAATCACTTACATCAAAAACTAAATTATTACCTCTAATAGATTCAATTTGTGGATTAATTTTAGAAAATCTATTTACAGTATTACCAGTTGCAGTTATATTAACAATTCTTGGAGGATTTGCAATAGAATCTACATAAGTATCACATAATTGTATACTATTTTCATTAACAGGATAAACATAATAAGACCTATCGGTACTCAATCCAGTAGGAACTGTAGCACCACTTATGGCAGTATAGAATACCTTATCTCCTCTATTAAATGGATGATTTTCTAAATTTAAAGTATCTAAAGTAACATTAATAGTAGATGCTGCTCCATCTACTGGATCTGTAATAATATTCCCACTATTCTCTTCTCTTATTATTCTAACACCAGTTGAAGTTCCTATTCCTACAGATAAATTTGGTTCAACACTTAATTTGATATTATCACCAATTTTTAAATTGTGATTTGTATTAACTTGAACAGTACCATCAATTTTTTGTACAGAACCTTTTACTGTGGCAAGACCAACTGTGGTAAATGAATAGGCATCATTATCAGTTCCTCCACCACGGAAATATACACTTTTAAATTCATTAGTACTTGTAGTACCAATTCCAGTTTTTATACCAATAGTATTCTTAGTAACGTCTGAAATATAAAGTGAAGTAGAACCCAGATTATGTAGGATGCCATTTGCTTCATTTGATGTGTCTATGGCAGCACCATTAGCTGCATATGTTACTTGCTGATCTTTTTCAAATGGGTGATTTTCAATATAAATTCTTTGTGTTGGAACATTTCTGGTTATCTCAGAAACACCAAAACTGAAGGTCATAGATGAAGTAATACCAGGTTGAGTACCAACTCCAATAGTTTGTTTTGGATTGAAATAAGCCGTACTGTTAAGTTCAGACTCAAAATATTCTACAGATTTGTTAATTGTAAATGAATCTGGTGCAAAATAAACTTTACTTGTGGTTGAATGTGCTGTACCAGTAGATCTTTCTACTCTTAACACATTAAGATTATTAAAAATGTTTAATACTTTAAATTTTTGAGTATTAATCTCAATTGTGCTTCCAGCTGAAACATAACTTGGTATTCTAGAAACATATATTTCAGTGGTTAGTCCAGCACCACCAGAATTTACAACTATTGGATTAATTAGAACAGATGATTCTGTAGTTACTCCTATAACATATGATCCATCTATTTCAGATAATACAGAAGAACTGGATGAAATTCCAGTTGAAATAGTAGAAACACCAGAAAGAATAGCATGATCATTATTACTCCAATCATGTTCTGGTAAAACAGAAACTCTTAAAGTATCACTATTAACCCAAGTAATTACTGCATTTTCAAATACGGATGAAGCAACACTAACTTTAGTAACTGTTTTTCCTTCAATTGATGATATCGAAGCTGATAAACCTTCACCACTAGTACCTTCATTATCAAATTCTAACGTATCATTTATTCTATAATTTTCACCTGCATTGATAGAAGTTAATTTCTTAATGCTTCCAGATGTAACACTTTCTATTACACATTTTTGTCTATCAATTTCATTCGTTTCTATTATAAAATCATTATCAACATAATTATCAGATACTCTATATGGGAAAGTATTTCTTATTAAATTACTATTTTTAAAATTAAATGATTGATCATAACTCTGTTCTATTGGTAAAGACCTATAAGCATCACCTATAAAGTATGGGAATGTAGGATTTTTATCACTATCAATTGTTGCAAAATAAGCATATATACCGTCTGGAAAATCTGGAGTCTTACAGAATCTTCCATTATTTCTATCCAATCTACCACTATTTGTAAATTGATAATCCTCTACAAAATATCCATTACCAAAACCTGGTCGGTCAATAATATCAGATGTGTTTAATACATAACCAGATGTCATAATACCAACATCAGAACCAAATGGTTCGGAATATGCATAAGGGCCATATATTGGATTACCATCATATGCCCACCCAATAATAGGTGAAATGTTAGTGGTATTTCCTTCTATTGATTCTTTTGTTTCATTACCATAAGCCACAATACTATATTGTAAATTATCTCCATTATTCAACAATATATCATTACCATATTTTTGCTGTGCATTTACTGTTAGAGATCTTATATTCGAATTTAATGTCGCATTTTTACCTGCAGAAACGACATTTATAGATGATGCTGTAGAATAACCAATTCCAGCATTAATAATTTTAACATCAGTTATCTTATTATTAACAATAATAGGTCTTAATTTTGCACCAGTTCCCTTACCAGATGGATCTATAATATTTAAATCTGGTGTTGAATAATATTCAGTACCTTGATATATAACATTTACTGAATTTATTCGACCATTTACAATAACTGGTTTTAATTCTGAATTTTTACCATTTTTTATTGAAATAACAGGTTTCTTTTCAAAATTCAATACTGTAGAACCATAACCAGTTCCAGACTCATACAAATAAGTATCAATAATAGAACCTCTAACTTTAGGGGTTAAAACAAGATTTTCTACAGTCTGACTTGTAGTTCCTAAACCAACTAGGGTATAATTCAATGAAACTGAAATATCTGGATATTTAAATACCTGATATCCAGTACCATGAGATGCAAATTCTACTATATTTCTTCTATCAAACTCCGTATTATCGGTTCCACCAAGACCAGCATTTGCAACATTAAAGGAATCGTTATCAAGTTTAATAATCTTATAGTAAGTTGCAGTAGTTGTTATTCCAGTAGTTTTTGTTAATCCAGAAATAGATTGTGGTACTGTTGACCCTAATCCAACATTTGTTGTATATTCAACAATATCCCCATTACCAAATCCATGATTTTCAAAAATAACTTTATTATAAGTTGTTGATATTCCAGTGGGTTTAACTAGAAGTTTTCTATTTGTAAATTCACCACCATTAACGATTCTAATACCATCAACAGTTTTTCTATTTGGAAGTGTAGAGAACTTATGAACACCATTAAATCCAGTGGATCCAAAACTTACTGGATTGGTTTTAGATTTAACGTCATCAAAAGTAGGATATAACTTAACAGTATTATTATTGATCACATTTACATAATATGAAGAATTAGTTGTTAAGGAAGTACCTATACCAACAGATATACCATTATTATCATTTGAATTGTATATAACTTCTTCTTGATCTATAAAATTATGATTTTCTAAAAATGTTACTACATTAGTAGTTGTATTAATTCCACCACCATTAGGTGTAATTCTTCCATCAAATTCTACTTCTCTACGTCTAACTCTTATTACAGGTTCTAACGATGCACTACCATTACCACCACTAATATCAATAGATAAAACTTTATCAACATCAAATGATTGAGCATCTATATCAACATCCACTATAGATCCTTGAACAACTGCTTGTGCTAATGCAGTGGTACCAATTCCAGTAGAAATATCAATTTTTGGTGGATTTATAACATCATATTCAACTCCACCACCAATAACCTTCAATGAATCTAAAGGACCATAATAAACTGTATCATTTAATTTATAATTTTTAATCTCAACACCATTAACTAATAATCCTACAGATCCTGAATTAGTTTTAATTTGATCTCCATTATTAATAGTTTGTTCTAATGGAAATTTCTTCAGTAATTTTTGAGGGCCTATGCTACTATTATTCTGGGATTCCAACACAAAAGTATGAACTGATGTGGAAGTAACATTAGAACTACTGATACCAATATAAGAACTAGAATTTACAAACGACCTAGATCTATATAAATTTATTTTTTTGGAGGAAGGTACTCCGACATAATAGTCTTGATTTGCTTCTAAACCAGTATATGGTGTTCCTGTGGGTTTATATGTAACCAAATCTCCAGATTTAAAAGGTACTGCATCATTAAACTGAATTGCACTATATTCGCTATTTGATCCAGTTTCATCTACCAATGCATTCCATGCATTTTCAGCAGTAGTAGCAGTATTAACACCAACCGTGATTGTATGTAATAAATTTGTGGTAACACCAACAATTTCTCCTGATGGTAAAGAGTTTGAAGCTACATAACAATATTCATCACCATCAACATAAACATTTTGTACGTCTGATACTATATTGTTAAATTCTAACGGAATTTTTGTACTTGATGCATAATTGATTCTTCTTCTCAAATCATAATCTTGAGGCCCAGCAGCAGTTCCATAAAGAAATGAATTACTTGATAATGTTACCCGATTACCGTCTATATTTTTAACGTATACATCACCATTTTGGCCAAGTACAACTTCATTTGTTCCTCTTTTAAGTACTTCAACCTTATCACCTTTCTTCAAACTAGAACGGTCTATAAGAGATGTTTCCAACAATACGTCTGATTGAGCACCCTGTAACGGTTTTAACTTAAATCTAGGACTTGTATTGTATATCCATGAGTTCGCAAATACCTGCTTATATGTCTTTCTACCTAAAGAAGGGTTTAAAATCCTATCTCCGACATTACTAACGGCAATTTCTTGTCCTTCATCAACATCTATATCGGTAGATACCTGTTCAAATTTTGATAGAACACCAGTCAGTCTTATTTCTACTTTTTTGGTAATATCTCCATCTTCATAACCATAATATATCTCATCATTTCTTAAATTCTCTGCAGAATCAATAGGATCATCAATTCCACTACAACCAAAGAATTGGTTTATACTTTTATCTGTATATGTGATATTTGTGTTAATTCCAGATGTAATTGTTCCTGTAGTACCAAAACCAACCGTAGAATCAACAGTAATTACAGTTGAATCCTTACCTACATCACCAATAACCTTGGTTGCAGGTGTAATTACAAAATCACCCTGAATGGCATCAGATTCTTCTGAATATCCACGGAATAATGATATCTTAAAGTATTGCTTATTCTCTGTCAGTGCTACACCAACCCTTGTAAATGCCTCAACTTCAGATATGGCAGCATTTGTGTTTATATCAGTGTTTTTGTATATTGTTTGACCTACTAATTTTAAAGGATCGCCAGAAATTATCTCTGCAATGGTAACCTGTCTTCTAACGTAATTAGATGAAGATGGTTTGATTAAATATTCTTCTAAATTTACAACTTTTGGCGTTTCACCATATAATACGTTAAAAAGTATCCTAAATGACTCATCTGTTCCCTTTGCTTCATATAATGTTCTTGACTCTTTTATAAAATTACCAACATTTACTTCAGGATGGAAAGAAGTGTCTTCTAATCCTGGTGTAAATGTTGTTTTTTGCTTTTTATAAAATTCTTTTAAGAATAATGAACTTAAATTCTGAATACTACTACCACTTGAATGTGAAGATATACCAGATGTGGAGAATACTAACTCTCCTTCATTTAAGTCTTGATGATAACTGGTTATTCCACTAAATCCACGTTTACAACCAGTAAATGTTGTTGATCCAATTCCTGTATATGTAATAATCTCATTATCTATCTTTAACAGACCATATTGCTTTGGAAATCCTTTTGTACTGTTAACATATATTGTTTCATCACCTGCAGTGATGCCAAGGCCAACTGTAGTAGAATCAACAACGACTTCTGGTGTTAAATTATCTAATTTTAAATATTGATCTAAATTATCTGTAATATCAACAGGGCCACCCTGATATTCCTGAGAAACGTAATATTGCTTTAGAAAATCTACAGCAAAACCTTTAGTATCTTCTGCTCTGACAAAATCAGGAAATTGGTTGCTTACAATTTGCTGAATCTTTACTCTAGATTCAATACCAGTGCTTATCATATTATTCTCTTATTAATTGTCCGTTTAAGTAACTTGATGAATAGTAATCCTTGATAAATGTAGTTCCAGTTATTTCATCACCAGAACTAATTACATCCCTAACCATATTTATTTTACTTTTTGAAACGCTAAAATCTAGATATAATTCCTTTAAACCAACGATATCATTTGATTCTGGAGTTGCCTGTACCTCCACTATACCAGTACCATCAACGGATCCAAGAATATTTACGGTTCCTAATAAAATTTCACCTTTCATATAATCAATTGTACCCGCAGATTTTGCCACCACGTTGTTATCACCATTTGGTAATATTTCTACCATCGAAATAATACCCGTTTTTAGGTCAGGATTGGGTATATCTGTAATATATACTGGTCTGGTTGTGCTAGAAATATAAAAACCAGTCGATTTGATGTTACGTCCAGCAGCATTCACGTGTAATTGATTACCATAACACAATTCATACTGAGCTAACTGATTTGTGGCAAGTTTTAGGTTCCTTCGAATCAAAACTTTGGTTATATTTGATGTTATTGCTACATCTGTGTTATCAATTACCTGTTGAACCTTACTAAATTTGAATCTACCACCAAATTTATTCATATCAATTGAATCTGAGTAAGAATTTAGTGAATTTTCTACTTTCGTCAATAAATTATTAACATCAGATACCTTATTGTTATTATAATACACTGAAGACATAATTTCGACGTATAATATCTTCAAATCTTCGATTCTTTGATTGATTCCAGAGATTGAATATTGCTTTAATTTTGATAAAATCAGAGATTTATTAAAATCAGAAACAAAAAAACCATTTTTAGGTTTAATACTGATAATAACATTCCCATATTCTGGTGGATCCATTTCCTCACCACCAACAACAGCCACAGACTCTGTATCTGGATATATTGTTTTTATAATTGCCTCATAGTCTCTGGGTGTGACTGCACGATATTGGGAGGCATATATTCTTGGTGCAAAGTACTTTATAGAACTAATACTCTCAATTTCGGCACCATTTTGTGAAGATTGAATGGTTGTGATTGGTGGAGTCGTATCTAATTGAATTGTTCCTCCAGAACTATTCAAAATTTGACCAGAATAAGAAAAACTATTACCATTTCCCATTCCATTACCATCTGTACCATCAGTAATGATGTAATTTACCGTTATTACGGCATCATTTTCCAATTTTTTACCAATAAATCCGTCACCAAAGAGTAATTCATACCTTTCGTCTTGAACTTCTTGTATTAAATAGATTTCTGACGTGGATGTGACGTTTAAAATGTTTTCTACAAGAGAATATTGCTCTCCAAGACCAGCATCACCCACACCTTTGACATATACTCTAATTGTAGAGGTGTCTACACCAGCATTATCCAATATAAATCTCTGATCCAGTGATCCATTTACGGTAAATGACTTTGTGAGTAGTGTTCCTTGCTTAATATTGATATTACTGAAGGTACCTTTATTTGCTATGACTGGAACAGAGATATCTTCTGGTGTAGAAAAGACCACAGACGTATCACTTTGGTTACCGACGCACACTATACCTGCCTTTAAGGTCATCAGAGGGGTACTAGTACTGGTTTCTGCAGTAAATGATATGGTTGCTGTTGCTGCCGTCCTAGAGCGTGGTACATACCCTATGTTTCGTGCCAGTGATGTCACATTTTCTCTTAGGGTTGCCGAATCCAAGAAGGATTCATTCACAACCATGTTGGAATTAAATGCCGTTATGTAGGTATTATATGCCAACATGTCAATAATGATCGACATATTCGACCCTTCAAAGTCAAAATCGGTAAAATTCGAATTTGCACGTAAATAATCCTTAATTGAGGTCTTTATTTGATCAAAATCAAGATTTGCGAACTTAGTAAATGGCATTTTATCTCGTCGATTCTAAAAGGAACGTATATTCTTGTGTTGGAAACTCTTGGCCAACGATATCATAGATGACCGTACAGTTAAATGTGTTATTATCTGGTTGTGGATCAACTTCTACGACCACATTTTCAATTCTTGGTTCAAAATTATGAAGTGATATCTCAATTTGCCCCTGAATTGTGGATGCAGTACCAAAATCAACGAAGTCAAATAGACTCTTATAGACATCAGAACCAAATAATGAATCAAAAAACTTCTCAGTGGGTATAGTTTGCACTATATTTCTTACAGACCTACTGATAGCAGTCTCATTCTTTAATATTTTTAAGTCTTTGGATATTGGATGTGGTTCAAAAGACAAACTAATGTCCTTAAATGCACGTGATATCCGTTGAATTGCCATTATAACAAGGTTTTTTTCTATTTATACTCACTTTCCCATAAAAAAAGACCCCGTGGGGTCTTAATCATTTATTTACCTTGTCCTCTGGGTCTTTTGCGAGTCGAGTTTCGAGAGGTCGCCGCATACTTGGTATGTTTCCCAGTGCCCTGACGAGTCTTCTTGGGCGGCGATTGTATAAAATCTCCACCAGATATACCACCAGTTGCTTTAGCCATCAATTTCCTCCATGTATGTGATTGTTTTTATTGAGTCTGGGTGTGGAGAACCCGTCTGATAAAATTCGAGAGCATAATCCTCCATAATGGCGAAGTATTCACCCTGACCCAATCCTGTGAATACTTCCTTGTCGTCAACGAAGATTTTATATAACTCGTGTTTTCTCATGCCCTACTCTGATACGTGGGTCACACCAGATTTCAAATCCTGCTTCCTTTGCATCGAGACAGAATGAGACATCCTCTCCACACATATCCTGTACCTCACCAGATTCAAAGACTTGCATCTTGGGGGCGAACCAAGGATAAGGTATTCCTTCATCCTCGAAGACTCCTTTACGTATAAGAAGCCAACCGAAACCTGTATAATCTACTGTGAACGGTTTCTTACGTTTGGATATGCTTTCGACGGTTTCGTGATTCATCACTCCACCATTGCTACGAAAATCATCCTCTTCTAACCAATGTGCTACAGAAGTTGTTCTACCATCTTCGGTTGCATACCATCCTGCTACAATGGATCTCTCATGTGTGGTACCTTCAACTGTTGGATTCGCATCCAAGATTAACTGAAAGAACTTCTCAGAATTGAATACAATATCACTATCAATCCATAACTGATAATCATACTTTAACTTACCGTCCCATGGAAGTTGGTTTGGGCCTCTAAGCACATTGGCCCCAAGACACTTACATCTTGCAAAGTTCACCATTGAACTGTAGTCTTGTGAAATCTGTATACTCGCCCCTGACTGTACTAAGTCAAAACAGAGTTGTACAAAACTTTTTAGAAAAGCAAATGAGACTCCTCTACCTGGTAGACAAAAGACGATTGCTTTTCCTTTTAAAAGTTCTTTTGCTCTTTCGTAGTCCCATTCTGGTTCTTTTTTTGCGGCACTGGGAGTTTTTGCCTTTACCGTAAATCCTTTAGCCATAATCGAATTCGCTTATTAGGGTTAATTACTATAGTATCAATATTATACCGTATTATGTATGAATCGTCAATAAGACGACTCTTCATATTTCTTGGGGTTTTCCGAAGGGCCTACCACCGAATATGAAATCTCTTCTTTAAAATATGAGTGATATATTCTCCTCCATATGATATTGAACTCCCATTCATTAAGATTCTTGAATAAACATCTGTCTTCTAGGTAGATGTGGTAAGTCTTTTCTGCTTCAAGCATCTTCGTCGGTCAAAAAGAGGTCTCCGTTATCTATGTTCCACTTTATGACCACATCTTCGTACCATCCGAATTCGTTGATAATCTCTTCGGGAATCTTTATTTGATACTTATCGGTGACTGGATCAATCTCTATGGTGCTAAAAATTTCCTCAAAATTTTTTTTCATACTTTTGAACTGCCATGTCGTTTTTATATAGGGGGTTTTATTTTTTGAGCGTGTTTATATTTCTCTCGCTTCCGTAACACTTTGTAGGTTAGGGTAGTTACCCGTTTTTATAACGGGGGGGCAACAACGCCCCCCACTGTCTGATTCACGAACGATTAGGTAGCTGAACCCTGTAATACCATAGCCCTTCTATCTGCTTTATACTGAGCCTTGGCTCTCTGGATTACAGAATCCAAGTTCTTAACGGGACGGCCTCCCATTGAATTAATCGGACGGCAGTGAACACCGTTGCCCACCCCGTTGCCATGACCTGAAATTGAATCAATCCCACCTGAGAAATTCCCTTTGGCGGCTCCTCGGCCGTGTTGTTGATCACGGTTAAGACCTTCGCCTTTTCTCATCTTACGGGTTCTTAGTTTGGTGACTTTGAATTGCATGAGTTGGTTGGTTGAATACTTTTATATGATACCACGGGCTGGCTTCAACCCGTGGGTTTTGTTGTAAAGAGTTACGCCTTTAAAGGCATGGGTGCAAACCTGCTATTATGGAAATTCGCATATGAAAAGGCACGGCGGTTGACTAATTTAAAAACACCAAACCGACTGACCATGACGTATCCTTCACCCTGAATCGGTTCGGGGTCACCCATCACGTGGGTTATAAAGTCAGAATCATCACGGCAAGCATTAAGGGCAAGGTGCTTAATTTCTCTTACCGTATCCCATAGTTCGATGAGGTTTGCATCACATAGACCAGCATTCTCAAAGTCAGCAGGTACAATGTCCATCCCCTCACGGATCATATAATTCAAATTCTGTTTAATCTTATTTGCCGTTTTCTCATTTACAAAATTAACGCAGGTGACCATGTTCCGTGCATACTCAATCAAATCAGAACAGACATTGGTGAATGTATCTGTACTCTCACCCAAGGGTGCACCATAAAACGGTCTGATATATGCTTTTGGCTGAATGTACTTTACATGCTCACCACTTTCTAATTTCTCAGTAAGAGGCATTGCGATTGCATCACGCAAATCATTCACAGCAAAATACTTGGTGTGAGGGGCTATGATGATTTTTGATTCTACGGTTTCACTAAAGCAATAAGTTAAGGTGTTCGGTCTGTAATTCTTAGCACCTCCGAAGCCGATGAAGTCACCCTGATAAATGTTTTTTGTGATTGGCAAATAGGCCATGCACCACATTAAGATTTTCTCAAGGGCTGGCTTATGTGCATAATGCTTTTCTATATCCGATGGGGTTTCACATATGATAATTTTCTTCTTATTAAAAACTGATTTGGTTCCGAC